ATGATCCCTAAGTCAGTCTTAATCGTTCCAGCGATAATCTCTGGAGTTATACGCTTATCCTTCTGGATTAAGTCTAGCACATTAGCCTCTAGGCGCGTCAGTTCTTGCGTAGCAAAGTCTAAATTCATCGCCTCCTCTAAGTCATTAGGTAAGGCTGAGAACGTGTCTCTAGTGCGAAATATGGAGTACTTATCTTTTGACTCTCCGAACTGCGCAAAGATGTCGATGACATCGTCTTCGCTGAATCTTAAAGAGGTAGCAGAAGGAGCGACGCCTTCAAGCTCTCCGCCTCCTTGCTCTTGTGTTAAGCCCACTAAAGCCCTGACTTCGTTTGGAGTCATGGACTCAAGTACCTTATTTGCTACCAGTGGCGAAAGACTATTGATTGCGTCAATAACATCCTGAGAATTTCCAGAAGTCTTAGGCTCCAATTTAGGCGCTCCAAGTTTCTCGCGAATCTCGTCTTTGGTTAAGTTCTGCGCGATTGTAGCTTCAGAGAACTCCATGCCTATCGGCTCGACTGGGATTATTTGTAACCCATCAACAGCACCGCGTAGTTTGGCAAGTAAACTGAATACTTGTTCTTGATATATTTGCTTATCATTGACGTAGGTATTTTTAAAAATCTCGTATGAATCGCGCATTTGCTGGCGTGATCCTAATTGACCAGCCGTAGCGATACCAAATAAATCTGGAGATGTAATTTGATGTCCAGCGTAAACGTTTTTCTCGATGATCTTATCGACATTAGCAAAGTCTTCCTTTGTAATATCAGAAGCTCCTAGGTCCTCAATGATCGGCTTGCGTGAAGCATCGTTCACAAAGGATAGAATAAACTTCTTACCGTCTGATCCTGAGAATCTGTCAGTGAACTTACGTTCTACCTGGCGCTTCTCTTCATCTTGTGGCTCTCCGTTTGGTAGCGTAATTAATTTGGAAGCACTGAAGCCAGTCTGAGCGTTTCCAAGAACGTGCTTAGAGACTTCGATGTCTGACTCGATATAATTCAAAGCTCCTAAGTAACCAGGCAAAGAGTAAGCCGAAAGATTCGGACGATATTCTTTAAGGTAAAGGATCTGAGTACCTACTGTAAGCTTGTCATTAAACGCATTGTAAATATCGCGCTTATATTTATTGTCTTGCCAGTTCTCTGAATACCAGAACTGCGTATTATCCTCGTTTGTTCTAACCTTTGTATAGTCCAAGTGATAAACCTCAGCCACTTGGCCACCAGTTTGCGCCCAGATAACTTGAAGATAAGCACCTCCGAATAATTCTACGTCTGTCGATACCTTCTTTAGGACGTCATTTAATGACTCGAAAGGGTTTGGCTTATCGATAAACTCCTGAGCTGCAATATCGGACTCCTCAATAGGCTTAAATCCGTTTCCAGTGATGTAGTTTACTTTGCTTTTTATGATCGCGTTATGCTTAGCTGATTTGCTAAATAACTCTACCAGGTAATTCGGGTAATCGTTTTTCCTACCAAACTGAATATATCCCCCATTCTCGCCTTTTTTCTCTGTATATTCTGGTTGTCTAGCCTCCGCAAAGGTCAGCACATTTAGGAAGTTCGTCGTATTGCTCATATATCGCGTACTATAAAGGTATTATTCGTCTGGTTGTAAGTCGTAAATTCAAATTCTGTCGCATTTTTAAGCGACATTTGCCCCAATTCTAGCAATGTTGTAGCATTTGCAGGGATTAAATTAGAGCTTGAAGTCTGCTCATAGATAGCATAAGTATATTCTCCGCTTTCATAGTTAGCAAAATAGCTATTAGTTACGATATTGAAAGCGTTAAAACGGTCCTTATAATTAGATAGGTCCGTATTATTTAAAAGCACAAATGCTTTAGTCTTATCAGTTGCCCTAGACGTAAAGAAGAATAAATAATTAGGCGCTGAAAGGGTTTGCTTTTCCTTTAGCGTCAATACTATTTTAGTCGTAGTTCCTTTAGTCAAGTGAATCATCTACAATAAATAGCAAAGAAGATTATATTTATAATACAAAAAAAAGGAGAGGACTTTCGCCCTCCCCCTCGTCTAACCAAACGACTATCTTATTAAGCGATTAAGCCTGCAATAATACCGCTTGCTACTTCTGGAGATAATTGTTTCTCTGAAGCTGAGAAAGTTAATGTATATCCAGAGCGATCTCCATTAGCCGTACCGGTTGCACCGTTACCAGCTGACATATTAATGCCAGAGACTTTTCCAAGATACCAATACTTTCCATTGTTATCGCCTACGACAGCGACTAAAGTATTCTGAGCTAGCAAAAGAATTTCGTTTCTTGTGTTAGCCTGCAATTTGTTAAGAATGATAGACAATTCTTGAGCGTAGAATACGGTTCCGTTTTGCACATTAGCATTAATGTTTTCAGCCAAAGAAGAAGTACCTGGTACTAATTCGTATTTTCTGAATACCTTACCTGCTGCTTTAGTTATAGCAGAAATTACTCCGCTTGCTTCTGTTGTGCTAGTTACGTTACCCTTTTCAATGAAGTACACTTCTGTAATTCCGCCTAATGAATCTCTGCAATCTAGGGCGTACCCTTGAGTTAATGCACAAGCCATTATATTAAATTTAAAAGGTTAAAATTAGGGGAGTCCTATCCAAAGGAATCTCCCCGAACTTATTGGTAAGAAATTAAGCTAAGATGAAATCGACTACCTCTGAAGGGAATGCAATTTGTACACCTGCTTTGAACTCAGCTACGAAGCGAACTTGATCAGCTTCTTTTGCAAAGAACAATTCAAAACGCTCTTGCTCATCTAATAAGTCAGTACCATAGAACATATTTGAAACGCGCATACCGTAGATCTTAGAAGTCGAGTTCAAACCTTGAACTGCGATTACTTTGATAGAAGTACCTGGAAGCATTAACTCAGAATCTGCTTTGCCATCAAAGTTGTAAGCGAATAAGTTCGCGTTCTTTAATGCGATAGTGTAAGTACGGAATACATCCATTCCTACAAAGATAGAAGCATCATCTTTAGCTACGATCTCAGCAGGTAAAGCTTTGTAAACTGCGTCGATTACAGCAAGTACGTTACCAGTTGTGATACCAGCTGAAGCAGCTAAAGGAGTACCGTAGTAAGTAGTTGTGTTAGCGTGGATTACAGAAGCAGAAGCAGCAGCTACTAACTTGTTGAAACCATCGAACTTGTTTAAGTTACCGTTTGCTGAAGCAGTATCTCCAGTCCATACCGCGATCTCCAATTGAGCTGCGATCTTGTCTGCCTTGCGTTGAGAGTACTCAGCCGCGAACACAGTAGAATCATAAGAAGATCCAGCTGGTAAAGCTTTCTGTAAATACTTAGCCTCTAAGTCTTTTGGACATAAAGCCTCATTTACCTTAATTTTACCGATAGTCAAAGTACGCTGAGTGAAGGTAGTTGTACCTGAAGCATTGAAGCCACAAGAAGAACCATCTTGGAAGAACGCGTCTGTGTCCATGATATTAACTGTCTCAGCGGATTTAACGCCTAACATTACGTTACCTTGATCCTTGATCAAAGTGATTGTTTTTGAGCCTAATACTGAAGAAGCTACTAATTGAGTAACGTTTTCTTCTGTATAATTAGCTAGGGAAGCTACTACAAATGCCATCTTTTTTGTTTTTTAAATTGTTATTTTAAATTCTTTACTTTGTTTAAAAATCTTTCGATCTTATCTTCTCTTTTCTCGACTTGTGAGAAAGAATTTTTTGGTGCCTGAATAGGACTAGCGCCTGGAGTTGAAGCCAAACCTAAAACTACGTCAGATAGATCATTGATTGCTTGAGAGAATTTACCCTCGATAGATGCAATCTTAGCCTTTAAAGCCTCGTTCTCTGATTTCAAGTTTTCGATTGTGCTATCGATCTCTTCGAACTTGTCTGATCCCATTGGAATCTCTTCCTCTGGCATTTCAATTGGCTCTGTTTCTGCTTGAGGAGTCTCAATGCCTTCCACTTTACCGCCTACAGTTGTAACCATAGTACCGTCTACTAATTCATGCTCTCCGTCTGGAGCTGGCGATGAATTACCGCTGTCATCCACTAATAAAGCATCTGCTCCGATTTCTAAGCCACTTAAGTCAATCTTAGATCCATCCTTTAGATCGTAAGTTTCAAAAGTTAGCTGAGTGACCGGTGCAGAATCTTCGCTAGTCTCGATAGACGCTTCCTCTAATCCTTCAGAGGCAAGCATCAAACGAATCTTTTCGATTCCTTCTTTTACTGTCATGCTTTTATTTTGGTTTTTTACTGTTAATAAATAGGTATAAACAAAATAGTTTATCCTTTAAAATTGCACTCGTTTAAAATGTTAGCTATATCAGACCAAAGCTTTTCCTCGTAATTCATTACCTGCTCGCCTCTTTTGTAGTTAAATAATCCTTCGACGCTAAAGCCCTTAAATTCCCCTGACTTAACCTTAGACCATACCTCGTCATTATCTACGAAGTAGGAGGCAAAAGCGGAGCCATCTGGAGCGTCCTCAAATCCCTTCATAGGTTTGACTCCTCTAGATTCATCTGAGATCCAGCACTCAAACATAGTTACGCCTTCGACTATCTTCTTAGGATCATGCATTAAGTTGACGTTCCCAGTGTAGTTCTTTTGAAACATCTTCTTTACAATTTTGTAAATAGTATCTTTTGGGAAAGAAACAAAGTACTCCTGGCCATTATCATTTCGATAGATAGGCGTATCCGCTAGCATGATAGGACCAGAGATAATACGACGCTCTTCGTCTTGAATCTCAAAACTTAAGCGATCCTCTTTAAAGCGAAGAAAGTTTCTTTCGATTGCAGGCTTGTCTACTAAAGCAACAAAGTCCACTTCTGAACCGTCTGTTAGGTCCTCATTAATCTCTAATAAATAAATAGGTAAATTCATTTCTTTCTTATTTAAAATCTTGCCGCTTTCTCAATACGAGAAATTCTTTGTTGTGATCCAGTGATGTCGCTCTCGACTACATAAGCCCTAGAGACTACATTTGAAATACTATTTAAAGATCGTTGATCTAATGTAGTGGCAGTAGGCTCCGCTGCTCTTGGAGCTAAAGGCGCTCCTGGTCCTGCACTTGGAAGAGATGCCCCTCCTGAGCTATCAGATACTCCAGCGCCAGAAGGAACCTTTGTATTAATAATACTATTAACTGTAAGTAAACCCTGGGCGATAGTAGTTGCCGCGGCGATAAAAGAGAATGGAGCCGGATAATCTTTTAACGCTCTTGATGCACCTACATAAGTATTGATTGTCGCGTCTGCAATAGCTAAAGCCTTACCTACGACAGTACCTTCTCCGGCTATTTTTATAGCTACAGAAAAAGCTTGCTGAATAATCGCGAGCTTTTGATCCTCTGTAAGCTTCTTAATTACGACTTGCTCTTCAGCTTGAGTTTTAATTGAATTAGTTACAGCCTTATTAAGCATATTTTCTAGCTTAATACGAGATGCATTTTCTTTATCTATCCGTTTTTCAAACTTTTTAAACTCTGCTTCGCCTGCTTTTTCGTCCTTCTTAACTGATTCGCGTTTAATTTTAAAACGCTCTTTTTCATATTGCTCAGTTAATCTAGCTTTTAAAACTTCATTATCTGCAAATAATTTTAAGTCTTGCTCATACTGATTTTTAAGATTAAATAATTTTGTGTCTGTTTCGTCTAAGCCTTGCTTTTGAAGTTCAAATAATCTTGTTATTCTCTTTTCGTTTTCAGTGGCAAAAGCCTCCTCAGCTTGGGTAGTCTTAGCTAAATTTTCTTGAGTTGCTTTTAATTGAGCTTCTCTGGCTTTAACTATTAGAGAAGTTTGATTATTAATTAAATCAGTATCCCTTTTAGACTTTAGAGTTTTTAATTCTTTTTCTGCATCATCAGCCTCTTTGCCTTTCCCTTTTACTTCTAAAGCAAATCTTTCTTGCGCTCTAATGTTAAGCCTAGCAAATTTGTCTTGAATAGCAAATAATTCAGCCTCTGAAGCTCCTCTTCGTTTAGCTTTAGCTATATCGTTTTCTTCTTGTCTTTTAAGTGAATCTCTTTCGCCTTCTCTTTGTGTTTCAGCTCCCTTAATAATTGATTTATTAAGTTCTTCTTGTGCTTTTTTAGCATCTGCTGCTCGATTAGAAAAATTCTGAAACGCAGTAACCGCCTCCCCTAGAGCAACGACTAACAAGCCTATACCAGTCGCAGCGATTGCAAGTTTTAAACCTCTGAAAGCTAAAGAAGTTGCTTGTACTTCAAGGCCAAAAATCTTAAAAATCTTTCCAGCCACATTAGTAACCACTCCATTAGTAGCCACAAAAGCGCTTGACTCCTTTACTCTATTTGATAAGTTACTAAAAGCATCGCCTAAACCTAAAACAGTATTTAGTCCTTCAGATAAAGCTAAAGCTCCTTGAACTTTTAATAGAGTTTTCTGTACCTCTTCTCCTTCTACACCTACTAAAGCAAGCGCTCCCTGGGTTGCAGCGAAAGCTCCAGCGACGCCTTGTATTACTTGACCAAAAGCCTTAAACTTTGCTTCTGGATTAAACGCGGCAATAGTATCCTTAGCGTCTGAGATCCGCTCCTTAAGTTCAGCGGCTCTCTTTGCTGCCTGATTAATTTCGGAAGCAGTCGCTTTGCCACTAGCTTGTAGCTTTAAAAAATCTTGAGTCGCCTCCCTTAATTGAGTCCTGAGGGTTCTTGTGTCTGCCGTTACACTTAAAGCTACTGTTTCGTTTACTGCCATTATGCGTATGTTAATTCAATCACTCTTAGTAATTCTACTTGTGTCGTTTTTGGAACGCTAGGATTAAAGTCGTTTACCTTGTTTAATCTAAAAAGCGCACCATCAATTAAGATCAGCTTTGCAAAGTCTAGCGAATAGATGTCTTGCAGATCTAAATATAAATAGCAAGATAGGAGCTTGCTATCCTTAGCAATAATCTCAGCCAAATAATCGCCCCAGAAAGCAGTAAATAGATTAGCGCTAGGATACTGAACCGATAGGCTAAATAATAGCTCCTTAGGAACCCCGAAATTTATATCAGTTGTCGGAGCTGTTGGATGATCCAAGTGTCCGGCAAATCCGTAAGCAGTCAGAGCAGGACCTACGTTTGCGCTACCTTGCGCGCTGGGTTGTTTTAATCTGTAAGATGTAACTCCAGTTACTTTCTTGAATTGCATTATCCGGATATTACTATCTCTTCTTTCTTCGACTTGATCAGACTTATCTAAAATAGACGCTGCTAATTTATCGTCTCCAAATCTTTTAACTAATACAGAAGGGCTAAATATAATATCTATATTAGTTCTGTCCTGAGTGAACTGGAAGCCAGTGTCTTCTTTGCGATCTCCATAACTTTCAGAATACTTCTTGTTATATCCATCGTTATAGAAGTCATCGTCCTCTGTATATTGGAAGTCATAGAAGCGCGCATTTAATTCGCTCATAGGCTTAATGCTTACCTCCTGCGAGTAGTCTACTTTGTCGCTCCAGTCTATTGCGTTTGATACCGGATCTTCTAATAGGACCAAGCCAGTGCTATCGCCTGGCTCTCCATGAAGTAACAAGTCTCCAAAATCGTCTAGCTTAATAAAGCCTCCACCTATTTGATAGAAGTCAATGAATGGCTCGATATTAATGTGCTTATCCTTTGATCTATCCTCATAGACATAAAGATTAAACATCCGGCAAATTGATATAAATAAATCTTTTTGAAGTATGCCTTTTGGTAATAAGTTAGGCATATTAAGAGTGCCTCCAAAAGTTGCCTGGAGTGGAATTAAACTTTCAGATTCAAAATCAAAATTTAATAAATCAGATTTGAACGTAAACGCTGGGCTTCCGCCGGTAGCATTAACAATTTGAATTTTAAAAGTATCTCCGTTAGCTAATGTCGCGTTAATTAATTGATTAAAAGCAAAGTATGTCGGCTGGTTATTATTAGCTCCCAGAGTGTATGATCCTATTACATTAGTGTTTTGATAAACTCTAACATTGACCGCTGAAGTGGCTGCAATAGTTCCATAACCTACCAAGCTAAACACCCCAAGTGTGCCAGAAGTACCGGTAAAGGTAAAGGTATTACTGCCAGTTACCGTGAACTGATTAAGAGTCGAAGAGTTAAAAGTAAGAAGCTCATCTGTTCCTACAATAGTCACATTTGTAGACTGAGCATCTAAGAGATTAGAAACTACCTGCTCTAAGTTTGCAAAGTTATTCGGGATAATTAAGCTTCTAAAAAAATTAGTATTAAAGAAGTCGCTTGAATAAGTGTAGCCAGAATAGTCTATTATCTTATCTAGCATCTCATGCAAAAAGAAAGCCGGTCTAAAGGCGTCCATGTGATAGTCATTGCCACTTCCGGTAGAAGGATGCTTACAAAGTCCGTAGTCAATTAAAGGGAAAGCAATGCCAGTTCCGGAAGCATCCCAAGAATTTACGATATTCGTATTATTCCAGGCTTGATTATATTGCTGAAAGTAGTTTGAAAATTCCTGATCCTCAAGCGTCTTGTTTGCAATAGCGGAGGCAAAGCCACCAAGCTCTCCAAAGACTGCGCATTCATATTCTATCTGGCCATTAATAATCTTAATCTCAAGCAAGCGTAGAACTCCCTTAAATACCTGAATCTTGTTTACAAATATCTTTGCATTCGTTTGCTTAGTCGGATCGAAATTGTAACCGACGCTAGGGTTATCGTTATTAACGCCGTAATTATTAGAGCTAGCAAGGCTATAAATATGCCCAAAAATTTTATTATTATTAGCATTACCTGGAACTGTAATCGTTTTCGAATACGTCGTATTTCGAGAGCTAAAGTCTTTAATGTCATCTATTGCCAGGTTTAATTCCAATCCAATATCTTCAAAAATATCGAGCCGGCTGTTTTCTACAAGTATCTCTGTTATCATTATTTGAACTGGCTAAACTGTTTGATTCCTAAATCAAAATTTAATTCATAGTTAAAAATCTTGTCTGAGGTTTGTACCTTTTCCTGCCATGTGGTCCCGGTAAATACTATCGGGTAATAGTTTCCATCTAACTTAAAATATATCTCATTAGATGCAATCAATTCAGCTCCCAGAGTGTAATCTGCTAGCGTCAAGTAATCACTAATTACAAGGTAAGAATAATCGATAGTAGTCGTGAAGCTTCTTGTGCCACCATAAAAGACATTAGACGAATTTTTAAAATCCATCGTTTTTGTTTCGACGTTAATTTCATAGCCTGCGCGTGTGTAAGTTTTGCGATCCATCTTTCTGGATTGCTTAGATAATAATCTAAAGGCGAATTGATCATAGCCTCCGTATTGATTCTGGAATACTATTTGAACCGGCGTAAATCTTTGCGCGCAGGTTTGGGTAATAACTATTGAGTCAGCTCCTATCGATACCCGGTAAGCATAAGTGCTAGCCGTTACCTTAGTAATTCCAAGGTAAGAATTTATTGAAGTCGGAGATAGATCTAAAAGAACGCTAATAACAGCGGAGCCTATAAAGTTAGTTCCAGTCGATGCACTTCCATTATTTGATCCGTCCTCGTTTAGATTCTGTACTGTCGCAGTTAGCGTATTGGCTAAGTCTGAATTAAAATAGGTAATTAAGAATGATTCCCCAGAAATTACCTTGGCATCTGTGCGATCTCTGGAAGTTAAGAACTTATTTGAATAAGTAGTGATAGGATTACGGAATGGATCTAATGAGAAGTTCCAGCCCTTATAAGTTGCTGAAGTTAAATTCGGGAAAGTTACTCCGTTATACTCTTCTCCATAACGGATCTGGTAATCGACAGATAAGAAATTACTTGCATTGCGCACAAAGCCTGATCCGTCCTCGACAAGTTGCATCGCAAAGTAGTTTCTGACAATAGGTCCGAAATCGATGATCCCCAGATTGTTAGGATCTGGATAGACTTTGAAGCTTGCGACGGTTGCTCCGTTAATGAGTACATCAAATACATATTTGAAATTATTTGATCCTACATTATTAGAAGTTACGACGTGCCAAAGCGCGTCATGAGCTGAAGTATAACTTGCAGGGATGCTGTTAATAGTGATAGCCATTATATAATTGCTTTTTTTATATTTAATACAAAATCTTGACCAAGTGCCTTAGATAATTTAATTTGAAAATCTTTGCCAAAAGCCTCTTCTACATTATCGGTTATAAATCCAGTTCTTGAGATACCTTTGCGCTTAATGTTTTTAGCAGTTGCAATCGCTAGCCCTCTTATTTTTTCACTTTCAGGAACTATCGAAGCTAATGTTTTTCTTTTACGTTGTAAGGCACTTAAATTCTTTCTCTGGTCATCGTTACGGATGTATTGCTTATGCCTTAAATACCACTTAATTATAGAATCTATAAAGCCTTTAGATAAAGTAATCTTATCAATTGGATCTCTAAATGAATATGGGCTATTTGTGGGTTGCTTAAATCCTCTAGGAAGCTTGCCCTTAAATCCTCCGACTCCTCTTACTCCTAAATCGTTATAATCAAAATACTTAGAGGCTGGATTACTTTTTAAATATCCAACAGTAATCTCATAGGTGCCTCCTTTATTTGTTAAATCTCCGACTATTAAATCTGATAAATTACCAGTGTCAATCTTACCTCTTTGTGTTAGCCTTTTTTTAGCTAATTTAATAAACTTTAAAGCCGCGGATGTCATTAAAGCCTCCACTTCAGTGAACTCTAATTTAGCTACTCTATCAATACCACCTACTGTAAAGTCGGATCCTAAACTAGCTTGTGCTTCACTAATGCTTGCCATACGCTTTCTTCATTTGTTCACTGTCAAAAGCTTGTTTGCTTTTTAGGTAAGATAAATCGTTTAATGCTTGCAAGGTTGGTAAATCATAAACCTCATCAAGCTTTATTTTTTCATGTTCTGCGATGAGTGTAGCCTGGTATATCCATCCATAGAGTCGCATAAAGTTGTTATCGTTGTCTCTGCCTCTGTGGTTGTCATCCCCTTCTCCATTAGCTCCTGCTTGAAATAATCCGCTAAACTCCTTATCGAGTCGCTGAATACTTGACAAAAAAAAACTATCGATCCGTAGACTTGCTCAAAAGGAGCTTCTAAAATATCCTGCGAATACTCGTCATGTTTACTTGCATCGTACTTAACTACTTTCCATCCTCTCCAAGTTAGCTTCATAGGCATAACCATAGAAGCCCCTATCTTGTGTAAGTTTAAAGTCGCATCTGATCCAAAGTGCTTAGTCTCCAAATACCTAGAATAAGGTAATTTTTTAACATCGTAGATACATCTGTATCTCTTATTCTTTAGTTTAATAAAGTCTACCGGCTTAGGCTCTGGAGCCGTATCGGTAATAAACTTTATCTTTAATAATTCTTTATTTAGATCCTTTACAGATAAGGAGTCTATTTGGTTTTCCGTCTGGTTAGTTAGGATAGCCAAAGATTTTACAGCAATATCAAGCTCTGTAAGTCCTTCTGTTTTTTGAAGGAGATTCTGGAGCTGGATCCACTGCCATACAGTTACATCTTTCCAAGTCATATCGTTATTAAATAGCATTTAAACAAAATTGTATTTACCGGTCCCTGCCTTAAAGTCTAGCTTACGCCAGGCTAAAGCTAAAGCCATTACGCAGTCATCATGAAATCCGCTAGGAGCGGAGTACTTAACTCCATT